AGTCCAAACTTCTATCTCTGTTCTCACTCGATTTTCATTCTTGAGTGATATAAATCTGTTGTTTGCTTTGTTCTTCCACCATTCTATGATGTTCTCCAGATGGTGTTTGTCAAAGTTTTCATTCTTAACAATCTTATCTGTCTTGCCAAGTACTATATCTTTGAAATTAGCAATACCATAGTCTGAGACATAGTATCGTTTCTGTTCTGTCAAGGCCTTGGCCTTTGTGATTGTGGCCATGAATCTATCATAATCTTCTTTGTGTGGTTTCAAGGCAGCTTTGGTCATTGCAACAATAGTACTTGATATCTTCAACTTACGACTTGAAGCATCTTCAGGTACAAATGAACCCCCATTGATTGTCTCAACATAATCTTTCAAATCATCATATGGTTTACCGTGCATCATTGGTAAGAAATCAGATTCAGTCACACCCTTAAATCTCAAGTATGGTTTCATACCATCATATTGTGAAATAGCCTTTGATGTACCGTACAAACTGGTTGTTTCAAACAAGCACATATTCATTTTATACTTGGCATTAATCATTTCACGGACTTCATGTGAACAACAGATTGCCGCCAACAACTTACCACCAAGGTAATTATACCCAAATGGTTGTGCAGGCACAATAACAAAACCCATGGCAGATGCATTATTAAACGATTTGGTCGTTGCCGTTTCGTTTGTAATCACACAGCCTAGTAACTCATTACGAGGCTTCATCATAATCGTTGGAGACCCTATCCGTATGAACCCGACCCACTTCTTAGACTTCTTCTCAAGCACAGCCAGTTTGATATTTCTACCGGGACTTGATAAATTATTGTGAGAAGAAATGATATCAAGGTATAGTTGCCAACGATTAGAAGGCAACTCAACGATTTCAAATTCCATATCTTCAGGTGACATTGTAAAATCAGAAAACAATTCATCTTCAGGTCCACATCCCGGCAAAGAAAATGGTCTGTCAGCAAGAGCATTCATTTTCTGCTCACGCATATATTCATCAATACGATTGAAATTACCAAAATAATCTTCAAATACTTTGGCACAATGTAAGGCTTGGTCTTTATTTAAAATCATAAGGATATTTTATCTTCAAATTTGTAGCACTTCTTTAAAAATCTATTGTACACTACTGGATCATTTTTTGCAAACAATTCTTGGTACTTTTCCATAATACATGAAAAACTTAGTAGCCTAAGGTCTATTACTGCCTCTTGGGCATATGCATCAAGTTCATCATAATCACCGTAATATTCCATATCATACTTCAATTCTTCATCAACAACCGTGCTTCTATATTTCCTACAAAATGCCGTTCCTCTTTTACGAAATTGATAACGGTGTCTCTTCTCATGTACATATGTTTTGAACATTTCATTAATGATTAGTTTAGCACCACCCTCACAAATGTTTAGTTTTAGGTTTCTATCATCTTCATTAAATACAATGTACAATTCAATATCACTTTCACCAAATTGTTTCATTGGGTCAAAGAAACCACCAACCGTGTAACCACTCAATGCAGCATTAGACTTGTCGATGATGCGACTAACAGGTATGTTGTGTTGCTTCATCATCTTACGAGCCCAATACATTATCTGCCCCATAGTTTTAGCACCAACAAACTTTGGAGCAAATGAATGCATTTTCTTATAGAGGGCTTTGTACTTCATTATATCTTAACACCTTCAAACTTGGAACTAAACCTGCGTTCTCTATTACCAAATGTGTTCAATGGTTTATCATCATCAGGTACACCAGTATCTACAATACCAGCCTGAGCCGATTGTTCCGCATCATATAACCGCATTTTGGATCTATCAACACCGACAACAAATCGTTTGTATAGATTTGGATCACCATAACGATTCTTCAACTGTTTAACCATAATCTGATTCAATTGCTCAAGTTCTTCTGTACTAATCAAAGCAAACATAAAGTCAGCAGTCGCAGGCAAACCAAATGACTCTGAAGTATCTTCTAGACCAACATCGGTATTACTGAAACCACTACGAGTTGTTTGTGTAGCACTTACAACAGGCACAGCAAACTCTACAGCCAGACCTCTCAATTCTTCCGCAATAGATTTAATATAGGCATACGAGTTGATACTTGCACCCATCTTAATTCTACTTGAGCAACAGATATTCAGGTAATCAATAAAGATAATATCTGGAATAAAGTTCTTCTTCAGTTTCAATTCATTCAACAAAGAACGAAAATGTCCTGCATGAGCAGAAGCTGTTGGATATTCTTTGATGATTAGTTTACCCTGTGTCTTATCTTTTAGAACATCAAACTTACGCAGGTAATCCTCACGGGTCAATGTTTGTAATTCATTCAGGTCAACATTCAATAAGTTTGCATCAATACGTTCAGCAATCTTTTCTTCTGCCATTTCCATTGTGATATACAAAACATTCTTACCTTGACTCAAAGCCGCAGCAGAACAATGACACATGAACAATGATTTGCCAACACCAGTTCCAGCCAATGCAATGTTCAAAGTCTTGATTGGGAAACCACCCTTTGTAATCTTATTGAACAGGTCAAGGTCAAATCTTATACGAGATTCAACACGGTGATAGAAATCATACCGAGAATCGGAATCATTCAAGTAATCATGGCCAACAGAGCTATCAAATGATACACCAAGTGCATCACTCAATAGTTTTGGAATTTCACCTTTAGATTTTGTATGTGTTTTATCATCAAGAATCGAAACAGATTCCATGATGGCATTGTAAATAGCTTTATCTTGACAAAACTTTTCTGTTTGCTCTGTTAACCATTGTTGTTCACTTGGATCTTTATCATCATGTATTTCATTCAACAGGGCAATTGCATTACGGACTTCTAACTCCGACAACGATTTACGCTCAGTAAAATTAATCACCATGGCTTCGTGTGTCGGTAGTGCTTTGTATTTGTTTGTGAAATCGGAGATTTCTTTAAATACATTCCTTTCGGTTAAATCAGAAAAATAATCTTGTCTAATGAAAGGTACAACTTTACGGGCATACTCTTCATTATAAATCAAATTCTTCAGGATCGTCTTTTCTAATCGGTTCATTATCACTCTTAGTTAAAATTTCAGAAAGGATATCTCCCATTATTGTAACAAAATCCTCATCTTTTTGCAAGAGGTCTATGTCGTGTTTGCCTGAGTTAACTAATGTGAACCCAAACTCCAACGTGGCAAATTCGCCTTGCTCTTTTACTCGGACTTTACCATAATGGTAAACTACACCAGAATACTCACCTTTGAGTACCATAATGCCTGTAATGTCAGAATTGGTGAAGTCTATAAATTTATAGTCCTCACCTTCCTTCGGCACTTTCTTTTTCTTGCGGCCGAAATTAAACATTACTCATCTTCCTCTTGTAATAATTGTGGTTCGGTTTCTTCTTCATCTTGTAACAAACTTCCATATGCAATACCATATTTGTTCTTGATATACTCTTTGAATTTTTCACTCTTTAGAATTGGATTCCAAAATTCAGAAGTTTGTGTCTTGTCGAGTGGCATCATGTCACCAACTTCACCAGTTTCTTGGTCGATAATAGCATAGCCTGTTGAACGACTATACTTACCAACAGAAACCATGTTAGCTTCGGTTGCTAATTCTAATAGACCAGAATATTTCTGAATACCACCATCAAATGTAACTAAGAATGGGAACTTTGATTTCTCTTTTACGAAACGAGATTTCTCAATATTGATTGTGAAATTATAACCAAGCAATTCTTTATCGCCTGATGTTGCCTTCTCTTGCGCTTTACCAATAATAAAAACTTGGTTAGCCGAGTACATACCGCCAGTACCACCAGACATAACTGCCTTAGAGAACATCTCCATTGTTTGATAGGTATGATTGACTGCAATTAATGGCAGGTCTTTTATGGTCAAGTGTGGTGTAACAATACGCCACAATGATTTCATCACACGAGCTCTGGTCATATCTGCAACAGATTTACCATCTAATGCATCATCAACTTCTTTTTTGGATGCCAGGTTACCAACAGAATCAATAAAGATAATCACTTTGTCACCACGTTCAATTGCTTCAAGGCGTTGTGAAATGTCAAACTTCAACTGTTCAAGGTGTTCGATTTGTAAATGGATAACACGGCTGGTGTCGATACCATTTGTTTGAATGTACTCTGGTGTGATACCAAATTCAGAATCATAGAATAGACAAACGGCATCTTTGTATTTGTCCATGTAGGCCTTAACAAGAACCAGACCTAGTAATGATTTGAAATGTCGTGAGGGACCGGCAAGAAATGTTAAACCGGAAATAAGACCGCCTTCTGGATCAGCAGACATGGCAATATTAATAATTGGCACATCTGTTACGATTGGGTCTTTTTTATTGAAGAATGTTGATTCACTCAATACTTCTGCCGATTTAATTGAACCGGCCTTTTTCATTTTTTCTAATAAACTCATTTGTTTTCCTTTAATGTTGATTGTTTTAAAGAGGGGTACTACCCCTCTACTACTATGTATAACAGTTATTAGTAATACGGCTTGTTGTTTTTGTGTGGAACATCAAACACAAAGGTAATTCTTGTACAATCGCCGACATTAACTGTGCCGTGCATCTTCTTATTGTTGAACCATAATAATGTTCCAGGTTCTACAACTGTTACATCATCTCCACAATGGTATTCATATCTTCCCTGTATTGATAGGTGATACCTATCTTTAGTTAAGTAATATGTACCAACATCAATGTGGCTATCTACTACGCCACCAATCGGTAGAGACAAATAACCGCAACGCCTAAAATTCTTAAAGTGTCTCTGTAAGAATCTAACCATTTCGGTGTGTTTATGAAATGCTGGAGTTGGTACACATATCTCTGTATCACCAACAAAATCATCCACACTTCTTACACCACCAACAACCAATTGCAAAACATCTGCACTCAGTTCTTGGTAGCCGTAATTCAATAACGAATCAACATTATCCATTTTAGACTGACTACCCCAATCTTCAGGATATTGTTCCAACTGTTTCAACATCTTAGAGACGTTGATGCCAGTCTTAATGATTTTAATGTCTTTCAACTGAAGAAGTCCTGTAATGAAGTAGTTTTCTCTGTAGTCCAACCAACGCAATCTAAAATCACTTTGATTGGTTCAATAAAGGCCTTGGTAAATTGCAATTCATAATCAATATACTCATGCAGACCAAATTCTTTTGGAAGTCTAACGGGATATGAAATCACATTATCTTTAAATTTATTTGGCTGTCTGAGGTAAGTATATTTCAACTTCTCACCCTCTTTAATGTATGGGTATTGTTTATCTAAACCAAGAGTTTTCAGGTAGTGATTGTAAAGAATTGCACCACGAACCTGAATTGGTGTGCCTTTCTTGTACATTGTCACTTTGTCTGAATACTCTTTTATACCATTACATCCACGAGGGAAAGAAACTTCTTCAGCTGGTAGACCCCAGAATTCTATTCGGAAATCAGCAATGAATTTATGGATATCTTCTTCTGTTCCATTAACAACGATACTAATTGTTTCTTTCATCTTGTTACGGATAACGGATGGTGTCGATGACTTAACCACTTCAAGACCCATAACTTTCAGGTGTGGTTCATTGTACTGAACACCTTCGTTATTGTATACGTTGAGAATGTACCGCTTCTTGGCAGTCCAGATACCTTTGTCAGATAGACCTTCACGCTTCATCTGCATCTTCTGAGCATAGGCATGGACATAATCAGCCAACTCACCATAAGATTTATCAATAAACGGTTGAATTTTCTCTTCACAGATTTTGTCCATAAGAGAGATTACCTTTTGTTTATCTGATGTATCTTTGATAAACTTTTCTACAAGTTCAGCCATGCGGAGATAGATTGAATCTGTATCAGAAGCAATTACATAATCACTATCGGTATTCAACAGTTTATTCATGTACTGATTAATCTTGGCTTCAATCCAACGAATCGACAATTGACCAGCCGTGGTTACACCAAGAGCCAATCGTAAATCATAGAAACGGAAGTATTGTGAACCAAGAGCACCGTAAGCGGAGTTTAGAGAAACTTTCTTTGCAAGTTGTAGGTTATTGTATCTAGCTACACGCTTTTCAATATCATACTTCTTGCTTTCGTCTTTCTCATTCTCATAATCTTGTTGAGCCTTGAGCATCATCTTCTTAAACTTCTTACGATCCTCATACATTTCTTCCATCATTCTTGGTAAGAAACCTTGAACATCGGTACGGAAGAATTGACCATTTGGTGTCAATGTAACATCTTTCAGTTTACTTGTATCGACACTCTTACTCAACATCTTATCAACAGAAACACCACTCATAATAACATTACGCATATCATCGGTGTAATCTGCTACTTCAATCAATGTCTCTGGTGAAATATTGTATTGCATCATCAGGTGTGGATAAAGACTGTTCAAGTCAAAACTAGCAACCCAATTGTGCATACCAATTTGTGGTTCTTTAACGAATGCACCCTCAAATGCCGATGTTTTATCTTTGACAACTTTAGGTGGAACAACAATGCCTCTTTCTAAAAGATAGGAATATGTCATTGCGTCCCACATACGAGTCTGTGCAAAGATATCTTCATAGTTGGTCTTTGTATCATAAGCCAAAGTAAGACCAAGCTCAATCAACTTCAACTTATCTTCCAAACGGAGAATAAGTTCCACGTCTTTGATGTTATACTCAATAAACTTTTGGTAGTTTTCACGGTACAATGCATGAAGGTTATCATATTCATCATACGAAAGTTTACTATCACCAAGTTCTACGTTAGCAATATTGTCCAACTTATATGATTCTTGTGACTTACCACCAGGAGCATACCAACGATACAATTCAATGTAATCTAATGAAGATACACCCATCATTTCATATGCAATCAGCTCACGGTTATTAGAAACAACCTTACGCTCACCAATCATACCCCATGGTGATAGTTTCTTTGTTTCATCTTCACCAAGAATTCTACGAAAACGATTAATCAAATATGGGATATCAAAGAACTTGGTATTCCAACCAGTCAATACATCTGGACAATTCTCTTGCCAGTATTGTAGAAATGATTTACACAAGGTGTATTCATCAGTACACTTAATGTATTTCTCTGAGCCCTTCGTTTCATAGTCACCACAGCCAAATACCACCGTTTCACCTTTTAGAAAGGTAATACAGATTGCGGTGATTGGTTCATTGGCGAGGTATGGGTCAGGAAATCCATTCTCTGAACCAACCTCAATATCGGTGATTGCAATGGAGATATCATCAATATTCCAATCAATCATCTTTGGATGTTCATCAGCAATAAATGCATACTGATAGCCGGTGTTGCCATAGATTTTGAAATTGGATACTTCATCATATCTCTTAACAAAATCACGAGCATCACGGATGGATTCAAACTTCATTGGTTCAAGGTATTCACCGTTGAGAGTTTTAAATTTAGTTTCTTTCTTCGCTGGCAGAAATAGAGTGGGCGTATAGCCAATTTTCATCTTGACTCTACGCCCATCTTTGACGCCACGGTATAGAATGTTGTTGCCTATCATGGCAACATTTGTGTAGTATTTAATCATTCATCCATTATATCAGAGTTTAGGGATGGAAGTGGCAATTTGAATACCACTGCCAAAGATTTTACTGTATTGATTCAATAGTTCCTTAACTGGTGTTGATACCATCAAAATATCTTCATACTTAATTGTAAATCCAGTCCTGAATTCTTCTGCATATTCCACAAAAGGAGAAAATGCGATACTTGATGGTTCATTTGGACCTTGTGGCGGAACAGATACAACTTGAACTGGATACTTTATGGTTGCACCAAGTTCAAATTCTTCTACATCACCTAAAATCGTATGGTTCGTCTTGAATGTTATTAGCTTTGTTGGCATAGTGTTTAATCTCCAAAATTGATTCTTGCGGTTTCTTGTTTGCGAATGTGGTTGCTTCACTTAATGAATCGAACCACTTGGTGAGGGCTTGTTGTGAACCCTCCATCAAATAAGTAACTTTAAACAATTACTGGTTCCTCCGCATCATATACAGCAAGGGTAACCCAGCGTTTTGGGAATAACATTTCACGACCACGGAAATCATTCATGTCGAGTGTTGGGTCTTGTACCAGACCAATCAATTCAACCTTGTTGTCGAATTCACGGAGAAACAAATCATACTTATCGGCACGTGGAAGTTTATGTTCTACAGCCATTTTTTTTGCGAGTTCACGAATGTTCATCATTCACCTTTGTTAACATAGAAAAATCATTATAACATAGTACTTGTTATCGTGCAAGGATTATGTTACTATAAATGGGGTTAAGTTTGGAGGTTGCCAGCCTTCAGGCTTTAATACTTTACCGTCATGGCGTTTGTTCACCTTACCTGTTGCAGAATCAATCTTACTTAGGTTAGATTTAGCAACTTCTTCCCATGCACCCTTTACATCATAGCCTTTTGCATAGCAGTAACCAAGAATAACCCAAATCATATCCATGCAGGCATCAAGCTGTTCAACTTCATCTTCTTGGTGTCTGGCTACAAGAAATTCATTATACTCTTCTTCAATTAACCGTGTATATAAATTTACACTATCAACTGTTGGTTTCTGGTCACAAGCTTCAATGAAGGTGACTACATCTTTATACATATTCATTCTTTAACTCCGAAATGTTCTTTGACTGCATCCCATGATGTTGCAGGATTGAAATGTCCTCGTTGAGATTTAATTATAACACTATAGCAATCCCGAATAATCAACTGAGCGAATTGTTCCATACGATTAGTGAGATATACATGGTGTAACATAATATGACCACCTTCTTCTATATCAAATCCAGCCGCACTAGCAAGTTCTCGAATTCGTTCGTTCATTTTTTCACTCCAAAATGTTCTTCGATTAATGTAGCTGCGTGTGCTATATTAGCTCTAAGTTTTCCACGTTCCATTGTCTGAACACTATCTCTAATCGTCTTGGCACATTCCCTTACAAGCAACTCGGCGAACTTCTCAGCAAAGTTATTGGGAATTTCCACAATACCATGGTCATCAATTATACTGGCAATAACAGATTCAACCTTCACCGAAGATGATTCTTTCAGCGCCTGCCTTACTAATTTAATAATCTTTTGATTCATTCTTTAGTCCTCTCCACAATATCTTTATAGCCAGACCATGATGGATGAATACCATCTGGTTGCAAACCACGAATCGGTAATACTTTATCACCATAGTATGCAGCTAGTTCTTTCACAATACTTTGAATTTTCTCAATCGGTACGCCACCTGCTGGAAGATTACCTGCTGGTAAAACCCAAAACACATTCTTAGCACCAACTCGCTGGCGCATCTCAAACAATTCATCATAGGTCTTAACACCTTTATGGTCATTAGAACCTAAACTAATGATAACTGTTTTAGCTGCAAACGGTGTTTTTGTTATATGAGAATTCACCCATTGATAACTATTGATACCACCTTTACCTACTAAGGTACATTCGGGCTTAAACATTTTTGTACCTACTGCAATACTATCACCCATAATTAAACACTCAAACATTTTCTTCTCCTATTATGCCGTCAACCATATTTGGCTTTCTTTTAATGTAATACTTTCGTTACCATCATA